AATCCGCGCAACCCGCAGGTTGCCGTTGACCGCATCTTGAACGAATGCCAGCGGCCTTCCCTCGCGGAAGTCGCCATTTATTCATTCCCGCGTGGCGGTCAGAATGTCACCGGCCCTTCCATCCGTCTGGCCGAAGTCATCAAGCGTCACTGGTCGCACATGCGTTCCGGCTGGCGTTGCCTTGAACGCACAAAAGGCCGTTCACTCATTCAGGCGTTCGCCTATGACATCCAGAACAACGTGGGTGAAACCCGTGAATTTGAAGTGCGTCACATCCGTGACACGCGCCAAGGCCCAAAGCCGCTGACAGATGAACGGGACATTTATGAATTGGAAGCGAATCAGGCCGCACGCCGCGTCCGCGCCTGCATCCTCGCCCTGATTGACGGTGATGTTATCGAAGCCGCCCTTGACCAATGCACCCGCACGCTGGAAGCCAAGGCTGATACAACGCCGGAAGGCATCAAACGGATGCTGGAAGCCTTCAAGCCCTTCAAGGTCAACCAGAAGATGATTGAAGCCCGTATTGGCCGCAATCTGCAAAGCATCACCGCTGCCCAGATGGTGTCCTTGAAGAATATCCTGAACGGCATGAAAGATGGCATGTCCACGCTGGAACACTGGTTTGATAAAAATTTGGTCGATTCCGCTGACGCGGAAAAAGGAAGCGATGCTAACGCATCGCTCAAAGGCAAAATCAAAGCCAGCACTTCACAGGAAACATCAGCGGATGCTGATAAAGCAAAGCCTGTTGAAGATGACAATGAAGGCGAAGCCAAAGGCATTTCAGCCCTTCTGGATGCAGCAACATCACCTGATGAAGTTGATGGCATCTGGAATGACAATCTGGAAAAGCTGGAATACATCAAAGCAAATGCACCAAAAATTTATGCTGATTTGGATAAGCAATACTTATCCAAACGGGATGCACTTGCAAAAACTCCTGATAATTCAAAGGCTTCCAGCAAGCCCGATGATGGCAAACTGGTTTAGTGGGGGCTAGTGATCGCTATGAAATCAATGACTTACGCACGCATCAGGGTGTGCTATGACCAGAACAAGTCAGGGGCGCGGATGCCCCTGATTACCACGCCACGCAAAGCATGGATTGCTGGCGCACAGAAGACGCGCAGAAGCGGTCTGGAAGATATTGCGGGGAAACGGCCATGAGTGACCAGAACGCATCCACGGGCCGGAAAAACGGCCTTGTCATCAAAGACTGGCCTTATCGCGTCATCTGCACGCGGACAGGGCGGGACATCACGCATGAAGACCGGATTGACCTGACAAAGCAAACCGGCTTTGAAATGTGCCTTGATGCGCTCCGCAGGGGATGGTCACAATGACTGCAGTCATCATCATAGGCTTTGCGGTGTTCTGCGCCTGCATGTTGAAGGATTTGTTGGCATGATTATCCAGAAGCATCAGGCCGTGTGCGGGTTCTATTTCACCGTTCGCACGGTCAGCGGGGAAAACCTGGCAACGTCACCGCACTTTGAAACGGATGGCCTGTGTCATCAGGCTGCGCTGCGGCTCATTGACGGTGCGCGGGGCGGCGTGAACATCATGCCAGTGGATGCCATGCTTTTCCGTCAGGACTTTCCCTGTGAATATCTGGGCGGCTCCGGCGCACAAAGTTAATCCGCGCAATGGCCTTGTCCACGCTGTCAATCACCTGAACGTCACCGCGCCAGCCATCGTGCCATATGATCTGGTCTGCGGTCAGCCGCCGCGCCGATGGCACAAGGTCGCCATCCTTCACTTCCCATAGGTCATTGGTGCCGCTGATTCCAACCAGCAAGTCTGGGCATCCCTGCCCGATGCTGTGCAGCGGCTGAACCGTGCAGCCCATCCTGCGTGCTGCGTCAACAATCTCTGGCTGGTTTCTATCGACCTTCGCGGCGCGGCGCATCAGCGTCCTTCCTTGGGGCTGCCATCGCTATGTAGAGCGCATCAAAGCCGCAGGCGGTGCATTCCCATCCTGTGTCAGGATCGCCACGGCATCTGGGACAGGTGTCTTCTTGAACAAGGGTTTCAGGCGTTTTCAATAATTGTTTCATGTGAAACGCCCCCTGATGGCTGGTTGGGGAAAACTGCCAGCGCAATGAATGAACATCACGGCTGGCAATTCCCGAACGATAGGACTGAAAACCCGTTAGGGCTTCACCATGATGCCATCAGTCGCAGAATAAATCCACCGTCTGTTTTGGCATATCCCGCACGGCGGCTTCCAGACGCGTGCGCGCCACTTCAAACCATTGCGGGTCACGTTCTATGCCAATGAACCTGCGCCCCTCACGGATGGCTGCAACGCCTGTGGTGCCGGTTCCGCAGAACGGGTCAAGCACCACTTCACCGCGCTGGCTGCTGTTTATGATGTAGTGGCGCATCAGGGCAACGGGCTTTTCCGTAGGGTGCGCCGTTTCATCACTGTGCCGGACATAGATGCCCTGCTTGCTGCCGCAATCGTTGATGGCAAAGGCTTTGCCCTTGAAAAAGAAGCCCACATATTCGGCATTCTTCATGTACCACCGATTCGGGGTCATCGTGCCTTTGTCCCAATAAAGCAGGTTATGGAACCGGAAGCCCGATGCCAGGGCCGTGCGCTGCATTTCAAACTGGTTCTTGCTGTCTGCCATGCTGTAATAGTGCGCGCGTCATCCCGCAGGGCTTTGAAGATCAACGGCGTGAAGTCTTCCCATTTCGGGCATTCGCCTTCAAAGAAGTTGCCGCTGTTGTCATACACTCCGCCGCCGCCAAAGCGTTCATGCAAGCCCCCTTCGGTCTGTCCGCCGCTGGTCAGAAGGTATGGGGCATCCGTCAGGCACAAGTCCATGCCTGTGATGGTGGGCAGGACATCCAGCGCATCGCCCTGAATCAGCGTGTAGTGTTCAGTTTCAATCCGCATGGCCTTATTTTCTGTCAGTTTTCAGTCATGAAACTGTAATATAATACAGTTAAGGGCGCAAGGGATTAGATGCACTTATCCTGCCGGTTCGTTTCATACGTCCGCATCCAGCGTTTCGTGGTCGGCGTGTCTTCGGGGTGGGCTGTGCCGCGTGGCATAGACTGGCAGGCGGTATCAACGGGCGTGGGATGGGCGCATGATGCCAAGCTGAACAAGGTCAGCATCAACATCAGCATCAGACATACGGGCTGTTTCATTCGTCACCTTATCAAGCTGCGCCGCTGATTCGTTTCCGGCTGTGATGGCGGCGGTTGCAGCATCGGCCTTGCAGGACAGTTCACCTGCGTCAAACTTGGCACCGCCATATGCCCAGATAGTCAGCCCAAGGGCTGCTGCAAAGACAAGCACGGCGATGCCAAGGATTTTGTTCATTTACTGCACAGCGTCCACTGTGGCAGGTGTCAGCACTTCGGGCTTGCCCTCGTTGATGACCGCAGCTTTAAGCTGCTGTTCAGGCGTGTCGTTGATAATCTCAACGGCCTGCGTGATTGCTTTGTCCTTGTCGATGGCAATTTGCACGGCCTGACCAATGTCAGTCACGCTGCCGGACAGGAACGAAAGCGCGGCAATGACAACCATCAGGATGTATTTGCCGAAAGTGTTTAAGAACGATGCCATAGGGTATTTTCCTTTCTCTCTGGTCAATCTATTCGGTTCAATAACCAGCCATACAGGAAAGCTTCATCCTTCTGGCGGCGTTCCGCCAATGATATATAAAATTCGCCCTGTAAGCAATTCAAAGCCCTAATCAATACCGTTTCGCCATGCGGCGCCCGTGCGGACAGGAACCGGCGCAACGTGCTGATGGTGATGGGACCAACTGCGCCATCGGCTTTGATGTCAGGGTAAATCTTGCCTTCGTTGTTCAGGGCGTTCAAAAGCCGTTGCAGGAAGAATCCCGCCTGCTTCACGCCCATGTTCACGGCGATGTCTGCCAGCTTCAAGCATAAGGCAGGGCAAAGGTTCTGGATGTCGTCAAGGCGCAGCGCGTCCCAATACTGGCGTTTATAGATGCTCTTTGCCAAGGATAGCGGCAATGCGGACATCGCGCCCTTCCAGCCATTGGCACGGGCCACGGCTTCCGTCACGCCATAGCGCGTGGCACCGCCACTGTCACGGCTGTCATTGACATAGCCGCCTTCCACCTTCATCAGTTCGTCAAAGAATTGGTCAAAAAGCACGGTCATGAAAACACCACCATCAGGGTTCCGGTTGCAAGGCATCCATACGCAATCACGCCGGTCAGCAATTCGCCAACGGCTGTGGCATGGTTGATGTCATAGGGCAGGTCATCAATCAGTCCTGCGTCTTTCAGGGCATGGCCGATCATGTAGCCAAGCGGCTTGCCGATGGTTCCGCCTGCTGCGACAACCAGACCGGCCCACGGGTTCACATACCCGATGGCAAGGGCAGGCAGAAGCGTGCTGGCTGTGCCGATGATGCAAAGCAGAAGCGCATCATACCAGTATTGCGGCATCTTTCCGTGCAGCCAAAGAATGAGATATTCCAGCTTTTCCGGTTCGCGTGTCGGGTTAGGGCCAACGGGTTCCTTGCTGTTGTGTGCCAAGTCCATGCCGCCGCCGTGTCCCGTGTTCTTGAACACCATGCAGCCAGCCAGCACCAGCGCGGCCACAATGCCGGTCACTGTCCATGAATGTCCATCAAGGTAAAACGCCGCGCCGGATGCCAGGGTGAAGGGCGATGACCACAAGAATGCTTTAAGGATTTTGGGGCTGCCGCTGATAAAGCCGCCGCCGTGCCAGCGCGACATGAAGCCGCCGATGACTGCAGTCAGGATGACCGCTGCGGCCTTAACGCTTGCGGGTAATTGTTTCTGTGGTGAATGCTGCATCTAATTTGGCCTTTATCTCTTTCACGCCATCAGACGTTGACGCAAGGCGTTCATCCATCCGTGCCAGTGTTGCTTTGGTGTCGCTCTGATTTGACCGCATCGCTTCGATGATGACGGTGTGGCTGCTGGTTGTTGTTTCGACCTGTGAAACGCGCTGGTCAAGGCGTGCGCCCCACATGAAAAGGGTGACAGTCTGAACGGCAATAGCGAAAATAAGGGCCAAGGTTATTTTCTTGTCCAGATGCCAGCCTTCTTTCATGTTGCCCAATTCCTCGTAGTTGCGTTTGACTTCGGACATTCGCCGGTTCCCTTCAAAGGTATCATCATTCCCACGCTCTACCAACTCTGCATTTTCCCCACCTCTCTATTCATAAGTGATGTTGATTTTCCCCGCATCGAAAGCGTCAGTCCCGTTGACAGTCGTAATTCTAACGCGGTCAAGGGCGGCAGATAGGGCTTTTGATCCCGCTGTTGAAGACACCGCCGCCTGATTACTCCAACCCAGTACGCCAGAAGCGGCCCATGTGAATGTAGTAGGATCAAGTAGAGTTAAGGTGACAGAGCCGTTTATGACTGCACCGGCGATGGTCACATATAGACCAAATCCAGCCGTGTAACCAAGTGTCGTAACGGTGCCTGTCAACACTGTCCCGCTTCCCAGATACCCCGTAGTTTCTACTCCGCCAGAATCCCCCAACTGTATAAGCCAGTGGCTTGTACCGTTTGTCGATACCCCGGAGAAGTTAATCGTTATGCGCTTTGTACCCGCAGGAATCCCCGTGAAATCAATAGCCGTTCCTGATGTACTGGCCTGTACGGTCCCAAGCGTTAATTTTGTAGCGTCCCCCGGTTGCAGAGCCGTATCGGCCTTAGCCCCCTGTGCGGTTGTCGCCGCCCCGATATCATTGAGAACCTGTGCCCCGGTGCGATATTCAAAGCCTGTTTCATCTGCTTTTTGGCGAAGAAAGCGCATGGCATTACCAGTGGCAGAAGGCAGATTGATCGCTGCTGCAAAGCCTGCCGCAATCTCTGACCAGTATTTTGAAGAACCTTCGGGACGAGTCCCGATAGGGTCAACGGCCCATGACTGCGCCAATAATGCACTGGATGCCGCGTTTGCCGCTTGTGTCGGCGCAGCGATGATTGCAGCCATGTTTGCAGCCGCGCTGTTCACGCTGGCAATATCCGCTGCCACGGTGTTCACATTGGCGATGTCTGCGGCCACGATATTGACGATGGCGATAGAACCGGCAACCGTGTTGACGTTGGCAATACTGCCTGCTGTCGTGTTGACGTTTGTGATGTCCGCAGCAACCGTTCCGATTGTGTCGCTGCCCAGAAGGTCTGCGGCCACGACAATGAAGCCAGCATTGTTCAGGACAGAATCACGCGCCGCTTCCGTGGTGTTCTTTGCGGCAATCGTGTCAGCATAAATCTGGTTCATCTGGCTGATATAGTTCACCGGCGATTCGGTGCTGGACTCCGGCAAGGTAACTGCGCGGCTCATTTTCTCCACAAGCTGCTTGACCTGCCGCCCTAATTTGTCGGCCATTTCTTCCGCTTCTTCGGGCTTCACGCTGTTCTGATTCGTAAAGTCGGTGTCCTGCTCATAAGGCACGTTCGGCAGGATTGTGATTTTCTCTGTTCCTGGCAAGGCATCGGTCAGGTTGACATTGCCGCCTGTCGGGTTGCCCACGCCGGTCACGCTATAATCCACGCCCAGAACAAGGACGGTTTCAATGCCGGTTGCAATGACCTGATGCACAATCCGCAGGTGCGTGTCGCTTAAAATCTTCCAGTCATAAAGGAACGGGCCGGTTGTGCCGTTGCCGGTATGGTCTTTCCGAAAAGGTGTTGATGGCAATGTCATGGCGCGGTTCCCTTAATAATTCCTGAATTTTACATTAAAACCTGTCTTCACGATAGATAAGATAATCCATTGCCGTAGCTTCTCCCGTTTTGTCCTGACGTTCAAGGCCACGAATGAATTGATTGATGGTGCTGGCTGGAAGCGGGTAAACCACATTGACCGCATCCACGGCCTGCCGCGTCAAGGAATAGCCGTTGATGGTGTCTGCTTCGCCCTTCACCAGCTTTTCACCCGTGCCTACCAAGCGGCCTGCAAACTCGCCCAGACCGGCAAGCTGGCCCATCGCTGCGCCCTCGCCGCTGAACCCTTGTGCGCCGCCTGCAATCGTGCGGACAAAGGGAATGGTGCTGGCCGCGCCAAAGATGGTGGTGCTGCCCAAGCCCCAGACAATTTCCCCTGCGCTCAATTCTTCATCATCGTCATCATCCCAATCAATCTGGCCCATGATGGCTGCGGAAATCATGCCTTCCACGACAAGGGCCATTACATAAGACATTGCTAAATCAACACCGCTGATTTGCTTGTTCTTAAACTGGATGTTCTTATTTTTCAGAAGATTATATTTGGCGTTGAAATATGAAAAGAACATGGTGGTTGCCTTCACCAATTCCTGCCGCTGCGTTGCCGTGTTCAGCGTGCCGCGCTCAATCGCTGAAAGGTCTGACACAAGGCCGGATGCCTGCAAGCGTGACACGGCGATGTCAGCAACGCGGATGGCATCACCGTCATTCAGGCCATCGCTGGTGGCCTTGTCGTATGCGGCCAGCCATGTGGCCGTGTCCACCGTTTCCTGCATCTTCTGCATCGGGTAAAGCATCAGCGCGGAAACCTTCTGGCGCACGTTGTCGGCCTGCGCGGTGTAGGCACCAAGGGCATCAGCAATGTCACGGTTCAGGGTAAAGCGGCGTTCCTGCATGAAAACTGATTTTTCCGCAACCTCGCGCATGACAGTGAAGGGATTGCCACGGCTGAACATCTTTGCCACGCCCTTGAATGTCTGCTTTGCGCCAAGGTCGGCAACCGTGTGTGAAAGACCTGATACCTGCAAAAGCGCAGTGACAGGCCGCAGGCCCAAGCGTCCAACGGTGTAGTTCGCACGGATGCTGCGAAGCGTGCGGTTGATGGTTCCGCCTGCCAGCGCACCGCCAACGGCAACATCCTTCAACCACAAGTCCAGCATTTCCTTGCCATCGCGCCCCAGAACGGATTGCAGTGTTTCCTGCACTTCCTTCTTCCGCATGACTTTGTTCACGTTCTCCACGGTTTCTGACATCGTGATGATGGCAACCTGTTCACCAACGTGTTCCGTCAAAACGTCAAGGTCAAGGCGGATAGGGCGGCGCACGCCGCTGACACGCTCAATCTGTGAACCGCGCCGCGTGGCTGCCCTGGCATTCTTGCCAATGGATAATTCCTTGAAGGTCTGCGCCAGTTCGTCATTGCCTGCCATAACGTCTTGGTCGGCATCGTACATAATCCGCATATAGCCGCCTTCAATCTCCATTTCCACGCCCTCGGCTGTGGTCACGGTGAACGTCCGGCCTTCGATTTTCTCCGGCGCATAGCCAAAGCGGTTCTTCTCAACCGCGCTGGTTTCGGCCCAGAAGCTGTCCAGATAACGCCATACGTCCTGCACAAACTCCCAATCTTTCTGGCGCATGTTCGCAAGGATGCGGTCAACAAAGTCTTCATCCCATCCGCGTGATTCGGCATAGCCATCAATCAGCTTCGTGGCGTTGTCTTCCGTGCCTTGGTGCATGGCGATGGAAAGCATTTCTTCAAAGCGCACCGGCTCTGCGCCTGCCTGAATTTGGCGGTCAAGGAATCCCTTCGGCTCGTCAGCATAGTGCTTCTGCATGATGTCGCGGAAAATCTGGTATTCGGCACGCTGGCGCACGTTCTTCTGGATTTCAGCACGCTGCACCGGCTCATAAATGTTTTGCGTCCAGATGCCGTAATTGTCGCCGCCATCCATCAGCACCATCATCTGCGTGGTCTTGGTGTTCACGGCATCAATGCCATTCACGATGCGGCCAAACTTCTTGCCAAGGCTGCGCCCTGCACGGCGTTCAGACAATGCCACTTCACGCGGCGCGTTGTTCTGTTCGGCGGTGGCAACCATTTCAGCAACCAGTTCTTCAAGGTCGCGCTGCTGATTCTGCATGATGAATTTGCGCTTGTTCCGGCCCTGCGTTTCAAGGTTGGTCACAAGGTCACGCAAGCCGCGAAACTCGTTCATGGTCAAGTCACGGTAATGGGTCTTGCTGTCGGCTGCCAGCAATTCAGGCGGCATCATAATGGCCGCGTCTTCGTCCTGCTCCTGCGCCCGAATCCAATCATTCATGGCTTTCAGTTCCAGCTTCAAACGCTTCGCATCGGACAGGCGCGGGGCCAGATTGTATTTGTCAAGGATGTCCCAGATTTTCTGGTGATAGGCAGGGTCAATCTTCACCTTGCGTGCGTCACCCTTCGGCGGCATCTTTTCCAGCTTCTTGAATTTATCAAGGGCGCGGTCTGTTTCCTCGCGTGCCGCCTTTGAAAGCCGGTGCAGGTGCTTGTTCAAAATCTCTTGGCGTTTCCATGACGCTGCGCCTTTGACCACCACGGGGCCATCCTTGCCCTGAATAACGCGGTCTTCATACTGACCGGCCTGCAATGCCTTGCCGTATTCACGGGCTGCACGCAGCGCGGCGCGGTAATAGCGTTCAGGCTTAACGGCTTGGTCAACGGAAAGCGTGCCAATGGCAATTTCAGCGGCCTTGGCAAAGTCGCCATCTGACGGATAGGCTGCGCCGGTGCGCTCGGCCAGTGCCTGCAATTCAACCTGCGCGGCCTTGGTGTCTTCCTGCATGACCATTGCCAACGCTTCCGCTTCAATCGTGCCATCGTTCAGCATGTCGCCATGCTGTGCAATCATCCTGTCTTCCGTCTGCTTCTGCACGGCTGCCTTGAACGGGTCAACCTTCTGCATCGCACGCAGCATGTCCACGGCGGATTTGAAGCCAAACATATCAGCGACATCACGCGGGTTTAAGCCGCCTTCTGTCGTGCGGATGCCGCGTGGCAGGTATTTCAATTCTTCTTTGCCAAGCGGGTTGACGGTCTGGCTTTCATCAAAGGCTGCGACAATCTCCGACTCGTTCAGCTTGTGCATGGCCGGTTGCGGGTCAATGGCATTGCCATCATCATCCACCATCAGGCTTTCACCGCCAAAATCACGGCCTTCCTGCACAAACTGGATGGCGCGATAAACCGGCTGCTGCTGCAATTCGGCTTCAACCTCTGCCTGAACCCGTGCGGCTTCTTGGCTCCACCATTCAGTGTTTTTGCGGCGTGCCTGACGGATGGCCTTGCGGAAAAGCTTATCCTTCGCATTGCGGATGGCATCGGCCTTGGCCTTCAAATAGCGTTCCTGCTGCGCCGGTGAAAGCATTTCAAGCGTCTGGGCTTCAACGCCAACAACGGGATTGTTGCGGATGGCATCAATTTCATCGTTCGTGGCAAGCAGGCGGTCAAAGACTGCAGTCATTTCCGGCGACACTTTCACGTTCAGTGCCTTGATGCTGCGGTAAATGTTCGCCAGCCAGATTTTGAAACGGTCAAAGGTGCCGCGCAACGCCGCGCTTGGTGCTTCGCCACGGTAAAGATAGGCTTCAAAACCACGGGCAAATTGTTCATGCTGGTCAGTCTTGATGTCGGCATGTGATTGAACGCCAAGCCATTCCAGCGTGCGTGCGAAGTCATCCTTGATGGCCTGCGGCGCGTCCGGCTGTGCGGCGATGTCGGCAAAGATGTCCAGAAAAACGTGGCCTGTTTCGTGCAGCAATGTTGATTCGTCTGCGCCTTCAAACAGTTTGACGATGGTCTGCCCACGGTCAGTGAATTGTGTCACGCCGCGATTGTTTTGATAATAGATGCGGGAGTCATTCGCATCGAACGTGCCGCGATTGTTTACGGATTTGATTTGCGTTGGTTCAAATACTGCATACTGATTATGCTTTTTGTCTATAAGTCCGTCATAGCCTTGCGCTATTAACCCCTCACGAATTTCTGATGGGCTTGCATCAAAAAACGCAACAAGTTCACCATCTGTCATTTTATCAAAAAAATCTGATGGCGGAATAAATGGATTTTGTATTGATAAATAGACTGGAATTATATTACTTCCACCAGCTTGTTTTGCATATCTTTCGGCCTTGTCTTGATCTGGCGTAAAGAAAAAACCTTCTCCGACATAATCGCCACGCTTTTCAACAGTATTAAAAAACGCTTTATCAAACGCTTGAATATCCGTGTTCGTACCATGATAAACCACCAACGGCTTACCATCAGAATCAACAACCTTGCTGTCACCAAACCATTCCTTGAAGGCTTCGCTTTCCGTGACATCTTCTCGTGCGCTTTGATAGAAGCTGCCAGGTTGCATGGTTTCATATTCTTCACGGGAACGGGTCAGGGCATTGTCCAGTGCCGCGTTGATTTCTTCTGCGCTGGCCGTGGTGATGTCGATGCCTTCCTGCGAAAGTGCATCAAGAAGCTGCTGTTCCTGCTCGTCAAGCTGTTCCTGTTCAAGCTGTGCATCGGTGCGGATGTAGTCACCAAAGGTTTCATCACGCAGGCGGTCAATCAGTTCCTGCCGGTCAACATAGCCGTTGTATTCTTCGGCGCGATTGAAAACACCTGTGGTGCCAAGGTCTTGTTCAAGGTCATCCAGCGGGATGTTGTCGATGTCCCGCATCTTGCCGCGTGCATAAAGGCGTGGGTGGCTTTTGCCGGTGATGCCGATGGCTTCCAGTTCTGCTGCGATTGCTGAACCGCGCTGGATGCCGCCGCGCTTGATAAGGGCGTTAATCAATGGCGTTGGTGTCGCCTTCGCACGCTTGGCCTTTGTGATGCCAAACATGCCGCCCTGCTTCGGCTTTTTGTCCCCGCGTGATTCGGCTGCTGCGCGTGCCTTTACCTTGCGTGCCAGCTTGTCATAGTAGGCATCACCCGTTCCAACGCGGCGCGGCATCGGTGGACGGAATCCTTCCACCTGAAAGTTCGTACCAAAGCGGCGTTCAAAGACACGGGCTGCGGCATCGCCGCCAGTGTTCATCAGCGTGCGTGCAAAGGAACCGTAAAGCGTGGCTTCTGTGGCGGCGGCTTCCGGTGCGCGTGCCTTCTCGCCCATCAATTCACGGTTCATCAGGTTGTCACGAATCTGGCGTTCAATGCGTTCGTCAATGGTCTGCGCCTGCGCCTGTTCAAAGCGTGCGCCCCATTCTTCCTGCGCTTGGCGCACGGATTGCTGAATAAAGGCGTTCAGTTCGTCAGGGTCTTGCAAGTCCCATCCTTGAAGGGCAGGGTCAACGTCAGGGTCAACCTTCATGAAGTCGGTCATAAAATCATAGGCATTGTCCGGCACGGTTGCCATCGCGTGCAAAAACTCGTCCAGCGGAATGCTGATGTCTGTGCCTGCAACGTCCGCCTGCTCGAATTGTTCACGGGCCGATGGTGCCAGATTAAAAAATTCTTCTGGGTCAATGCCGGACTGAAAAAACTGCTGCACCACGGTGCCATCCAGCGTGACGGTCTTGCCTTCTGGGTTTCCGGCCTTCAACACTTCACGCATCTTTTCAGGGTCACGGCTGTTCAGCTTTGTGGCCTGCACCATTTCCTTGGTCTGGGCTGCGGCCTGCTTTACCGCTTCGCGCTGCTGCTGCTCCTGAACGCCGCGTGTTCCGCCGCGTGCGCCGCTGATGCCAAGGATAAGGGCGCGGGAAATTGCGCCAACGGCACCGGCTTCACCAGCCTGCTGCGTCATGCCTTCCAAAAACTTCACATCTGGATTGTAGGCCGCGTATTCAATGACATCCTGCAAGAAGTTTTCGATGGTTTCCTGCGCGGCTTCTGCTCCACCGGCACCGGCAACATCAATGCCGCGTGATGCCCATTTGCTCTGCAACGCCTTTGGCAGTTTACCCATCAGGCCATCAAGACCTGGCACGCCTTTCAGCAACACGCCAAGCTGGATGCGTTCGGTTCCTGCGGTCACTGCTGCGCCAAGGGTCTGCGATGCAAGGCGTGTGGTGGGGTCTGTCACGCCTGCTGCGTCCAGCCTGTCTGTCTGCTGCTGTGCGCCCTGTCCGGCCATCATGGTCACGGCACCGGCACCGCCTGTGAAATAATAGGTCAGCACCTGACCGGCAACCTGTCCAACGCCGCTGGAAATGTTCGTGATGGTGTTCTGGCGTTCTTCCGGTGGCGCGACAAAATCACCAACGTCACGGATGACTCCGCCTGTCGGTTGCGCGGCCATGCCAAAAAGCTGTGAATACATCCGCAGCATCTGCGTGTTGCTGTCCATCGCCATGACGCGGTTGCTTTGTGACATTTCACCAAGCACGCTGGAAAGGCTGGTGGATAAGGAACCCAAGCCCTGCACGCCCTGCCCGATGGATTGAATGGCACCGGCAGGGAAGGCACGCATGGTGTCCATCACTGTGGTCAGATTGTAAACGTCATCATGCGCCAGCTTCGCGTTGTCCGGCTCGGCCAGCCATGCTTCATAGTTCGGATAGAGGGACACAATCTTTCCGGCTGTCTGGTCGTCCAGCTTCAAGTCATTGCGGTAGGTGTCGATGTCGTCCGCGACAAATTCAGGCGGCACCTGCACGGTGCGCCCAAGGCGCGTGGCTTCCGCATACTGTTCAGGGTTCGTCTGCGCGGCCACAAGGATGTTCTGGCGCAATTCGGTCTGGCGGCGGCTGCTATCGTTGCGGATAAACTCGCCAACCATTTCCGGTGTCAGTTCTGTCAACGTGGGCTGTTCCATTACTTCTTCTGTCCCCGTGTGTTCATGTAAACGGCCATGACCGCTTCATTGGTCGGCGCAATGCCGATGCGTAACAGGTCGGCTTCAATCACGGCGCGTTCCTGCTCGGCAATGTCTGCTGCTGATTTGATGCCAAACTGTTTGACCTGCCCCAGATATTCGGATGCGAATTTGCTGATGTCGGTCTTGCTTGGGTTTTTGTTGTTGTTCGCCTTGCGGTATTCATTGGCTTTGAACGTGACATAGTTCTTCATCTGCGCGATGGCAGGCTTGTTGAATTTGTTGTTCGGGTCGCCTGCGCTGCCCTTGTTGGCCGTGCGGAAATAGTACGACACAACGCCATCAATCATGTCGGCGGCATATTTGTTTTCGGGGCTTTGCAGTTCCTGCTGCTTTTTCTTGTAAGCCTGCTGCTGGTCATAGTTCAGCCCTTGTGCATAGCGTGAGTCATTCAGGTCTGCGCTGAACAATTCGCTGCTGGTCATGGCATCAAGTTCCGCGACAATATCAGGGTCTGATGTGCCTTTGAAGGCGGTGACATCAATGCCCATGTTGGCGGCTTCGGCGCGGACATTGGCTGGCACCTTCGTCCAGTCGCCATTGTTCTGTGACACAATCTGGTTCACGGTGTCCTGCACTTCATTCTTGCGTGCGGTCTTCTGCGCTTCCTTGGCCTTCTGGTCGTTGTCGTAAAGGGCAATCAGTTCCGCGCCGCTGCCAGGGTATTGCGTTTCAAGCTGGCGTGCTGCCGAATAAACCGCAGTTGCATCAACCGGCATGTCACCTGAAATCTGCGTGCTGATACGGTTCAGGCGGTCTTTCCATCCGTTGTAATATTTTCCGTACTGGTCAGGGTCGGATGTCGCCAGACGCTGATATTCTTTCAAGCGCAGGTTCAAAATCTTATCCGGCATCGCGCCGCCTTTAATCTCGCCAATCAGCTTCTTGGCAAAGTCACTGCGATGGTTCACCGCGATGTCAAAGGCAAGCAGGCGCATGTTCTCCGGCACTTCGTCAATGCCGTATGGCTTCCAATAGCGGTCTTTGTAAATCGCCAGTGCGCCTTCGCGTGTCAGGTTCTGAACGTCAACATCAGGGTTGGCTTCGCTGTTGATGCCGAATTTGGCGATGGCTCCGCGTGGCTCCTGTGCGATGGTGTCACCGCCTTCCATCTGGTCGATGACATAGCTGATGACTCCGGCTTCATCGCTGACGCTGGCACCCAAGCGGCCTGTCTTATAGGCAACGGTTGCGGCTGCTTTTGGCACTGCCTTGTCAAGCAGTGCTTCCAGTTTCATGCTGTCGTCAAAACCAATCTGGTTGCGGTTCCGCGCTTCCTGATAGACCTTTTGCGCCACAAGGATGTTCTGCGGTTCATCGCTGGCAATCATGCTGGTGATTTGCGTGCTGCGCTGTGCGCTGTAAAGACGCAGCTTTTCAGATTGCAGCTTGGTGTCATCCCATCCTTCGCTGGTGGCGCGGGATTGCAGAAGCTGGAAATTTTCATCCGCCTTTTTATTAAATTCCGTGTCGTCCATGTAGTTCATGGCGATGTCCTGCATGTTCAATTCCATGCGTGCCTGCAAGGTTTCTTCCTTGTAGGTGGTGTATTCGCCAAGCGCGTGCCTGCTGGCAAGGTCGCCATACCTGCGGCCCATTTGAATCATGCTCTTTTGCAGCATAGTGCGGACTTCTTGCGGCATGTCCTTTGTGTTGTCGAAACGCTTTTGAATCTCTGACAGCTTTGCAGCCATCAGCTTTGGCGCATCCAGACCGTTGCGGCCCTTCTGCGCCATCAATCCGGTTTCAGGATTGTAAACGTAATCCGATGCTTCACGCTCCGCATCTGTTTGCAGTTGAAGCGCGTAAAGTTCGTTCGTTTCCTCCTGCATGTTGATGGCCTTGCGGTTCCACTGGTCGCCAAGGCGTGCAATGGCCGTGCCGCCGCTAACCAGCGCATCTGCCTGCAATGAACCGAATGCTGCGGCAGGCGTGTCAATCTGCTGGCGCACGTTCGGCACCGCCTGCTGCTGAACCTGACGTTCACGATATGTGGGAACCCGAATTGCCATTAAGCGAAGACTCCCTTGTTTTTATAATCGGCATAGTTGCCGCTGATGGTGCTTGCGCCGGACAGAAGCGTTGTGAACATACCCGTGCGGCCTGCGCTCTTGGCGTTCTTTGCGGACAGCGCATTGTTCTGTGCGCTTGCGCCGTAGTTCATGCCCTGCACGCGGTAGCCGTATGCTTCGCGCTCGGCGTTGTTGCGGATGGTCAGCGCGTCCAGTTCGCCAAGCATGGCCGTGTCTGACAGGGTATCAATGACAACATCACTGCCAAGGTCAATGCCCTTCGATGCAAAGGCAACGCGCTGGCTGCCTTTGACCTGACTGACCTTGCGGCGGTGTTCTTGTTCATCGGCCTGTCCGCGTTTAATCGCGTCTTCTGCCTGCCGGTCACTGATGATTTTGTTGTTGCGGTCAACGGCTGCCTGATAATTGGCCTGCCCTGCTGCGGCTTTCGCCTGTTGATTCTGGCCGTACATCTGCATCCCGAAGCCAACGGCGGTGGCTGCAAGGCTAAGTCCAGCGGCGGTGCTGGCGGATATTCCTAATGCGGGGATTGCGGCTGCTGCAAGTACGCACATTTCTGAAAATTCCTTTCAACGTAATGATATGGCTTTTGCAGCCATCCAAAAGGTTTGGGTTCCATGATACTGAAACCAAGCATTTTAAGCCAGCGCAATGATGCCACGTTGCCCTGCAAAACGTAATTATATACAGTTTCGCCTGCTGCCAGCGTTTCAAGATAGCGGCCCGACTCAATGATAAAATCACGCTTCACGCGCTGCATCTGGTCGGTTGCCAATAGCCAGACTGAACGCTTCCTGTCCAGTATGCCTGCCGCGCCGCCAAGCCCAAACATCATCACCGGAATGTCACTGTCAGGCAACATCACCGTCAAGGCTTCCTTGCTGTCCTGCACGCTGTAAAGCAGGGCATCAATCGGCTTCATGGCGCACATGCTCCAAACTTCGTCAACGTCAATGGCACGCAGGTGCGGGGCCATGATTCGGCAATGCTCGGCTGTGGCTGGTATTACATAAGGCTTAGGTTTCATAGACAGGTGTCATTGTCAGGATTTTTGCGGGAACCGGATAGTTGTCATAGATGTACGGCGCAACATAGTTGCCATCCCAGAACGTGTCCACGGCCAGTTCAAGAATGCTGGTGTAGGGCTGAATCGGCTGCGCCATGTCGCCATCGGTAAAGGATGGCGGGATTTCGTTCAACGGCTCGTTTGGTGCCTGTGCAGCTTGCAGGCCGCGTGTCCGGTAAACTTCCAGATAGATAAGCTTGATTTTCTTGGGGTCGCCCTTCGTGCTGCCATCCGCGCCTTGGTCTGATTCGGATGCCATCGGCTGCAATTCATAATCCGTGCCAAGGCCAATGCTGATGGTGCTGTAACTCTCCGGCAGGCTGACACGGCCATTTTCCACGGTCTGGGATGCAATCACGTTGCCATCCGCATAAATCCGCACTTCCATGCCTTCAAGGTGCCACAAGCCGCCCACGGTGTCCGTAGGTGCGCCGGTGCGCGAAAGACCGCAATCAACAAAATATGCGTCTTCCATCGGGTCATCAATGTATTCTTCCAGCGTTTCGATATAGCGGCGGTCAACGCCATCAATGTTGCGCTTCACGACAAAATAAACGATGTCGCGGCGTGCGTCTTCATCAGGGATGACCGCCACGCTTTCCACGATGCCCTGCGTTTCATGCCGCGCCCATCCCCAAACGCGGTGTTCCCGCAGATAGGTCAGGGTGCAAATGATGCCATCGGACATCACCGCCCAAATAACATCATCAGGTTCCTGTGCAAAAGCCCATTCCTTGACCTCGCGCTTCCGCAAAAGGTGGCGAGAAAGAACGGATAAATCATTGCCATCATAGCCATCAGATTCAAACGTATAGGCATAGTCACGGATGCGCTTGCCGTAGCGTGCGGCAAAAATTGCCGTGTTGCCAATCATGATGGGCTTCACAAAGCTGCTGCCATAGTTCGTTTCAGGCACTGCGTCCACGGTGGTGGGTGCCAGCACGCCATCGCTGCCAATCTTCCATTCTTGGCTGGTGGTCATGGCAAGAAGCTGGCGGAAGGGAATCAGGTGACGGATGGCATTGACCTGTCCTGATGCAATCGCAAAGGTAATGGCATCATCGTCCTTGCTCGGCAGGCTGGTGGTCATGTTGCCATAGGCACCGGCGCGGCTCATAAAGATGGTGTCAGGCTTGTTGATGGTGCTGGCAAAGACGCGCCGCTGCTGCTGGAAGGCCACAACGCTTGGGCAGTTTCCGCTGCCATCATCGCCAAAAGGATTCGCTGCGCGTGGCGCGGTATCGAAAACATCAGGGCCAATGTTGTCATCTATGAAGCTGGTGGTTTCACTGCTCCCGATGTAGCCATAAACGCCGGACTTGTCTTTATAGATATTATATTTGATGGCACCTGGCACCGCTGTCCATGTGACCGTGTTGCGGTTGCCGCTGGTGGCAAGGTTGTTGTTCACCTGAACGTGGCCGCGCTCTACCGTTCCGCCCGATGTGTAGGCAGTGAAGCCGGTTGAATCAATGCCATCCAGCGTGAAGGTATCGGTGCCGGTCACGGTGATGGTATAGGTCTTGTCATTAAGCTGCGTCATGCCGCCAATGCTTTTCAGGCGCACTGTGTCGCCCGTGGCATAGCCGTGCGCTGTCGATGTGATGCTTGCGGGGTTCGCCTGCGTTGCGCCGGACACAACCTTGCTGGTTGCCCATCCTGTCAGCGACTCTTCATAGTTTTCTTCGATGACTGCAGTCACGCGGTATTTGTAGGTGACGGAACCTGAACCCACTGTTGCTGCCACGGCCAAGCCGGTTGGCGCGTCAACGGTAGGCTGGAAGCTGATTTTTGAAAGCATCCATGCCGTGTGTCCCGTGCGGGTCAGGTCGCGTGGCGCATAATTGGGATGGCAGATGGTCATGACATCGGCGGTCTGGGCATAGTAAAGCCGCGCAAGGTCATCTTCGCCATAGGGCGTTTCAATCTCATAGACACGCGCCGCGGTGCCGCCAGCGGTGAAAGCATCCATGTTGGTGCTGTCGATGCCATCCAGCGTGAAGGTATCGGTGCCGGTCACGGTGATTTTCACCTGCCGCTCGTTCAGGTCATCCATGCCGCCGATGCCGGACAAAAACACTTCATTGCCGGTGGTGAAGCCGTGGCCGGCAATGGTGATTTCGGCAGGGCTGTCCTGCGTGATGGCTGTGATGGTCTGGGCGGTTTCAAGCACAAGGCTGCCGTTGCGGTAAACCCGCATATACAGATGCCCAAATTCCAGCATGTAAACCTGAATGGTGGAAAACTCAAAAGGGATAAGCCGGATTTTCGTGGCTTCTTTTCCGCCTTGTGCAATGAACCGTGTGCCAGGGCGTTTGTATGCGCCGCCCTGTGGCATGATAATCCAGTTCTTCATAATCATGCAGCCTGTGCCGTACTTATCGACATCATAGCGGCCATACATTTCCGGCGATAATTCGCCAGCGGAAAATGCTTTATAAGTTTTCTTTGCCATATGTATTCACCCCGTAGGCTTCTTTAATCCAGTCCGCATCCTGTTCCGGTTTGTCCTGCGCTTCTGCTTCGCCAGCGCGGATGGCTTCGGAAAGGTGGAATTGGAAAAGCTGTGTCATTTCGCCAGCCACGCGGGTGTTCTTCGCCATGACGCGGGACAACGGAATGCCCATGTAATAGGCAAGGGTCAGGTCAAAAAGCGGTGTGAAAACCGTGGGGCTTTGTACGTTCCGCACAAACAGAAGCTGCGCGTTGGCTTCATCCGTCCAGATAACCCGTGTTTCCGCGCCGGTTTCATCGTTGTAGCGCAGCGCGGTTTGAAACGGTATTTCCTTTTGCGCGTCACTGTCGCGTGCGATTTCCAAGGCTTTGATGCAGCCCTGCGGATAATAATATTCATATGTCCAGCCCTTTGGCGTAAAGCCGGTCAGGGACAGGTTGACAATCGTCTTGGCAAAAGACCAGTTCGCCATCGTCAGCAATGCACGTTTGGCGGAATTATATACCGCTTCGCAGTTTCTGCGCTCGGTGCTGTTCTCTGTCGGGGATTCTACACGGCGGGTGTGGCCGATGTGGAAAAGCGAAAGGTTGTAAATCTCGGTGTTATTAGTCGCCATTCTCGCCTTCCCCTTTGCCATAGGCTTTTGCCATTGTAGCGTTCGGGGTGGCTTTGGCTGCGGATGATGCGGGGACAATGCCCATTTCGGTCACGCAGGCATAGCATTCAACTTGCCCTTCCCGCCTTGTTACAGAATTGATTTTGACCGTGGCGACAATTTCCATCGTGGTGCCAGGCTCAACTTCGGCAGGGATGCCAAGCGCATCAACCTGCTTGGGGTTCAAAAAGAAGCCGATGGGATATTTGTTGTCATACAAGCTGGTGCAGGGGCTGCAATCGCTCCCGCTGTAACTCATATCAACCTTCTTCGTATCCATGTCATCGGCTCCTTTTCAAGAATGTACGCAGTGAACGCAGTTTACGCTTTTACTTCACGTTTGAAGTCAGGGTTTGCTTCCGTGATTTCATCGCGTGAAAGACCTTCAAGGCCGGATGCCGATGCGACAACTTCAACCTTCGGCAAGCCGCCTGCTGTCCAGTCGCCATCATTGCTGTGGTCAAGCAGGCCAAGGGTTTCAACAATCGTTGCCTTGCGCTGCTCGGCTTCCTGCTTCGTGCCGGTGGCCTTCGTGCCGCCAACGCCTGCATTGTTCGCAATCTTGTTTGCGAGTGCATCACCCATCAGGTCTTGCACGCCAGCGGGGTCAGGGCGTTCGCCAATTTCGTTGCCGTGAATGTCCACTTCAACGCCCCAAAGCGGTGCTTTGTCTTTCGGGCCAAGTTCCAGCGGAACAATAGAATCGTTCTCGTCTTTGGAATCAACCGCAGGCGGATAATGGATGCCATCAATGAAGGCACCGGCTTTGTGAATTACTTTGAAATAACGGGTTGTCATGTGTGTTTCCTCTTGGGGTTCTGGTTGAACATCGTTCGGGTAGTGTATTTGAAAAAAGGGCGGCTGTTAAGACCGCCCTTTATCAATCATTGATTAAGCTTGGCCTACAAGAGTCTGGTCGCCAAACGGCAGAAGCGCGGCTGTAATGCGGCCCGTGGTCGGGTCGGTTCCAACAACGTCATAGTTAAGCCGGACATAGCGCAGCGTGCCATCCAGCAGGCTGCCAAGGTCAACACGCTTGCCAGCGGTCAGACTCGCCAGAAGAAGGTTGACTGTCTGATGCGTTACAACACCGGAACCGAAGCCTTCGGCGGCGCAAGATTGAACCTGCACGTTCAGGCTGGTCAGCGTGTTGAAGGCTTCCGTTACCTGCGCGATGACAGACAGCGGATTGCCAGGTGCGCGGCCTGCAACACCAAGGTCAATGACATTGGTGCTGACAGCATCGGCAGTGATGGCTTGGTTGTCAGAGAAGACATTTTTTTGGTCGAGTAACATTTTTAGGTTCCTTTCAAATTGTTGAGCCGAAAAACAGGGCGGCTTCCCGCCCTGCTTATGGATTAGACAACCGCCGATTCAGCGTCTGTGATGGCATCGCACTTGATGACCGGAATGCCACGGAAGGCAGTAAATTCCTGACCGTGAATTTCCTTCAACGTGAATGCGCCGTTGGATTTTTCGTTGGTCATGATGTCTGCCCACGTTTTTGTGGTTTCGTTCATCAGGAACGCATACTTCAAGCCGTAGCCATTCGGGTTGCCAGGGATTTTGTTCATCGCCTGAATCATCATACGCAGCAACATGGCTGACGTATCGGAACCGCTGCCAAAGCTGGCAAGGTTGGAAACGTCAATGTTCGCAATACGGATGATATGACGGTAATCCTTGACAGCCAGACCAGCGTGCCATGTGAATTTCGTCATCTTTACCGTGCGGCGCGTGCCATTGTCCTGAATGATTTGTTCACCAAGGTCTTTGCGCTCTACGCCAGCATTCGTCCCTTTGGGATAAATACCGTGCAGGCCGCGTTCGCCAAGGCCAACCAACCAGATGGAAGTGTTATCAGAACCGGCACCGCCAGCTTTGATAATTTGGTTGCCATACTCGCCCGTGCTGGAATTGTAGCGCGGTGCAAGGCCAAGGAAGCGGTCAATGTTAATCGCAGGGTTCCCGTAAAAGAACGTGGTGCTGAAAAAGTCATTCATCGCTTCAAGGTGGGCAACATCTTCCGATGCGCGAATCGCCGCTTCATTTCCGCCAAGGCGCAAAAGTTCGGTGTCCGCTTCGGAATATGCTTCCAAAAGCATTGTGCCTTCATCAACCTGTTTGGTTTGCGATTTGGTAGGCGCAACACCTTGGTTGATGCGGCGCGTTCCAACCGTAGGCTTACCGGCGCGGATAGTCGTGCGGTGGCCTGTTGGCAGGTTGCCTTCCATGAAGGGCAGGAATTTCAGAATGTCGTTTTGCTGCGAAAGGACTTCAACAACGCTTGCGACATCCGAAAGGTTAGGGTCCATACGCTTTGCCAAGTCAGCAAAGGTGAAGACATCATTTCCGATAGTAGCCATATTTAGTTTCTCCTAATGTGTAAAAGTTAAGCTTCGGGATACCATGTTTTTGCCAAAGTTTTCTCGCCCTTTTCCCCACTTCCTGCGGCGACAAACGGGCGGTCTTCGCCAGTTCCTTCCGCAATCGCCATACACATGGCGAAAAAAGCAGGGTGATTGCCAAGCCCGTAGTGCGTCAGAACGCTGCGCTGGTCATCGTTGAAAAAGTGTTTAACCACTTCTTCGGCGCGGCCAACATTTTCTTGAAACCTGGCATCGCCATCTTTCCCGAAAACTTCCAGCGTTTCTTTCCGCCATCCTTCAACAACCGCATTGTGCTGGTCTGTCATCTTCTTTGCTGCTTTTGACAACATCGAAGCGGCGACATCCACCATCTTCTGCGCCTGCTCTTGCGTGGCATTCAGTTCCTGCAAAATCGGGGTCGCTTCGTTCATAGCGTCCGCGTCCAACTCCATTCCTTCCGGCATGGTGAAGTCCGAATATGCAGGCTGCGCTTCTTGGTTCCCTTCCTTCTCTCCCTCGTCCTCGGCATCCTTAGCGGTATCCTCGGCATCTTGGTCATCAGAAGACTGACTAGCTTCATCATCGGCGTTGTCAGCATCTGGTGCGGGTGTTCCCTGCGCGGGGTCACTTTCACCAGAATCTTTTTTGCCAGCGTCATCTGCGCCCTTATCGGCGGCAGGTGCTGGCGAATCCTTTGGGGCATCGGCAGGCGTGGCTGTTGCGTCCGGCGCGGATGCTGCCGGTGCTGCTGTTGCTGGTGCGGCTTCACTCGCCGCTGGTGTCGCTGTCGATTCCGTTGTCATGTTTTAATCCTGCCTTTTGGTTCAAGTCCTTGTCCGCCTGAATTTTACTCATAATATCGCCATCATGCAACAAGGCTTTATTCAACCACCACAAGCCAGCGTTGCGGGTGCCTTCATTAAAGGCGTGGTCTGTGGGGTTTGAATGGAAAGCGTTGTTGAAAATAAGTGTGTGTTCAAAGAATTGCGCCAGCACAAAACGGCAATCAGGGTCAGCGCACATCTTGGCAAAGCCGTTCTGCTCCCGCTGTTTCAGGACATAGGCCAGTGACTTGGCATCTTTCACATCATCTGGGTTGCCAGCATCATAAGACATATTAAATTCCCATCATCCGGTTCAGGGCCGTGGTGTCGCCAATCGGCGTTTTGGAAAGCTGTTCTGCGGCCTGCACGCCAGCCATGCCCATCTGCACCTGCTGCGCTGCCTGCGCCTGTTCAGCGCGTGCTGCGCGTTTCTCGTTCACTGCGTCATCACCCACGATGATGCGCGATGGCACGCCAAGGATGGTGCCAACCTCGTCAACGGTCTGGTCAAAGTCAACCTTGTCCAGCACTTCGGGGTTGTACTGCGCGATGCTGCCGGTGAAGCCAAGGAAGCGTTCGATGGCACCAATGCCAACCTGCTGCTGCGCCTGCGCCAGCATCCCGATATATTCCACCTTCAAAGGCATTTCCGCAATTTCTTCTGGCGGCGGTGCAATCTGGTCATGGTAAAGCATGATTTCAAAGGCGCGTTCAATGCAGGGGTCAAGAAATTCATTGCCCAGACGTTCAACAACGGGGCCAAGCTGAATCAGTTTTTCTTCGTGACGCTCCGCCACTTCGGTTGCGGTCATCTGGCGGCGGTCTGAATTTGCCAGCATCAGGAACAAGTCAGCATAGAAGGCGCGGTTAATGCGCTGTTCATCCATCTGGATGTCCTGCATCAGATATTGCAGCGGCAAGTTCACCTGATAAAGCGGCTGGATTTGGTCGGCGTTCGTGTTCGGTGGGCGGTATGTGACTCCACCTGGCAAGCCTGAAACCGGATACTGCCCCTGCCGCATTTCGTTTGGCGCGGATGTCGGCGGGTTCACAATTTTCTGCAAGCCCTTTGCCTTCTCGCGCTCTTTCAACTGGCTGGCCT